GGTGGTTGGGGGGTGGGGGGGGGGGGGGGGTTCGGTGTTGGGGGGGTGGGGACGGTTGGGGCAAATTTGCTCAATAACGAGATTGATTGGAGGGGTAGAAAATGAGCTGGCCTTACCGCTGCCGGGATTGCGGTGCGTATTTAGATCCCGACGAACGGTGTGATTGCGAAAAAGAAAAAGCCGACGGGCGGCAACCCGAACGGCAAATAAAAAATAACTACACGATCAGTATATCATTAGAAAGGGGAATTTGCAATGATCAAAATTAACAAGCTAGAAATTGAAAATGTTAAGCGGGTAAAGGCGGTAAAAATGGAACCTGCCGCAAATGGGTTGACTGTAATTGGAGGCAAAAACAATCAAGGGAAAACATCTGTTTTAGATGCAATTGCTTGGGCTCTAGGAGGTGACAAATACTGCCCTTCTCAGGCTCAGCGTGAAGGGTCAATCGTTCCGCCTTACCTGCATATTGTTATGAATAACGGACTTGTAATTGAGCGTAAAGGCAAGAATAGCGATCTTAAAGTAATTGATCCACAAAACAAAAAAGGTGGACAGCAGCTCTTGAATGAATTCGTTGAACAGCTCGCAATCGACTTACCACGATTTATGTCTGCTACCAATAAAGAAAAAGCAGATACCCTGTTAAAAATTATAGGTGTAGGAGACCAACTCTGCGAGCTGGATCGCAAGGAGCAGGAGCTGTATAACAGCCGGCATGCCATTGGTCAGATTGCCGATCAAAAATTAAAGTTCGCCAAAGAGATGCCATATTATCCTGACGCGCCAAAAGATCTGGTATCTCCGTCAGAGCTAATTAAACAGCAGCAGGAAATCCTTGCCCGTAACGGAGAAAATCAAAGAAAACGTAACCAGGTTGTAAGCCTACAAAATAAAGCAGGTATATTGCAGCAACAAATCAATGAATTATCCGATAAGCTTCGTACTACTCAGGAGGAATATTCAAGCATATTGCAAAATTTGCAAATTGCAAATAAGTCTATAGAGGATCTTCATGATGAATCTACTGCGGAGTTAGAGGCAAATATTAATAATATTGAAAATATCAATATCAAGGTTCGATCTAATTTTGACAAAGATAAGGCAGAGGAAGACGCAAGACAGTTTCGATGTAGATATGATGCTTTGACTGCAGAGATTAATGATGTCCGTCAGCAAAAAGCAAATCTATTAAATAATGCAGAATTGCCCCTTCCTGGTCTTTCTGTTGAAGATGGAGAATTAATCTACAGCGGGCATAAATGGGACAATATGAGTGGTTCAGATCAGCTTAAAGTATCGACGGCGATCGTCCGGAAACTGAACCCCAAATGCGGATTTGTCCTCTTGGATAAACTCGAGCAGATGGATCTTGATACGCTGAATGATTTTGGGCAATGGCTTGAATCGGAAGGCTTGCAGGCTATAGCAACGCGGGTAAGTACGGGCGATGAATGCAGCATTATTATCGAAGACGGATATGCTGCCAACGAAATAATACAAGAAAAGAAAACTTGGAAGGAAGGCGTGTTTTAATGAATATATCAAGTGGAAAAATTGTATCCGCGCAGAAAATTGTTGTGTATGGACCGGAGGGAATTGGCAAGTCTACATTCGCAGCGCAGTTTCCTGACCCCATATTTATTGATACAGAAGGCAGCACAAAACATATGGACGTGCGAAGGTTTGACAAGCCGAGCAGCTGGACGATGCTTCTGGAACAAGTAAAATATGTAAAATCGAATCCATCTGTCTGTAAAACGCTGGTGGTTGACACAGCAGATTGGGCGGAAATACTCTGTGCAAATGACGTATGTGCCAGGGCAAAAAAAACAAGTATTGAAGATTTTGGGTATGGCAAAGGCTATGCATATTTACAGGAAGAATTCGGACGACTGTTAAATTTATTAGAAGAGATTATTTCGCTCGAAATAAATGTTGTGGTTACGGCGCATGCCAAAATGCGAAAATTTGAGCAGCCAGACGAACTTGGCGCATACGACCGTTGGGAAATGAAATTGACGAAACAAGTTGCCCCACTGGTAAAAGAATGGGCGGATCTGGTGCTTTTTGCAAACTACAAGACTTATGTCATCAAAATTAATGACAATAAATCTAAAGCAAGCGGCGGCGCTCGCGTCATGTATACATCACATCATCCATGTTGGGACGCTAAAAACAGACATGGATTGAACGATGAATTGCCGTTTGACTATGCGGAAATAGCACATATATTTTCGCGTACCGTTAATACGCAAGTGCCTTTAATTGCAGAGCCTGAAAAAATTACAATCCCGCAAGACCTTAATATTGAAAAAATAGACGATAGTATACCGCAAATTTCTGACGCAGAACAAAAAAGTGATAACAAAAAGATTGTGTCTGTCTGTTTTGAGCAGCTAGACGATTTAATGAAATCCACTGACATAAAAGAAGATGAATTGCGCCAAGTTGTGTGGGAACGAGGATATTATCCGCTAGATACTCCAATTAATAAATATGATCCAGAATTCGTCGCTGGAGTTCTGGTCGCGGCGTGGGACCAAGTGTGCGCCATGATACTGAATAACCGTGAAAATATACCATTTTAAATTATAAATTAGGAGGATATAAAAATATGGAAAATGTAGAACGAGAACTCGGATGGAATGACGAAATTGAAAAAGAAAGCGATTTTGTTTTATTGGATGATGGTGACTATGATTTTACAATAGTAAATTTTGAGCGCGCAAGACATGAAGGCAGTGCAAAGTTGCCAGCTTGCCCTAAAGCTATTGTTTATGTACAAATCGATGCGCCGCAAGGAACGAGCACGATTAAGCATAATTTATTTTTGCATACAAAAACAGAAAGTATGTTGAGCGCGTTTTTTAAAGGAATTGGACAAAAGAAATCTGGAGAACGTTTGAGAATGGATTGGAGCAAAGTTGTTGGAGCGAAAGGACGCTGCAAAGTCATAAGGGAGACCTTCACGAAGGAAAACGGAGACACGCTCGAATATAATTCTATTAAAAAATTTTATGATCCGGCTGAAACGGCCCAGTCATCCGGATCTACACCAATGCAAAACAGATCGTTTACGCCAGGTAAATTCTAATGCAGCTCAGGACATATCAAGACGAAGCAAAACACGCAATATTCAATGAATGGGCAAAAGGAAATAAAAAGACATTGCTTGTTTTGCCTACTGGTACTGGGAAAACGATCGTTTTTGCAAAAGTAACAGAAGAATGCGTGCGAAGAGGTGAACGCGTACTTATTCTCGCGCACAGAGGCGAACTATTAGATCAAGCGGCGGATAAATTATCCGCCGCAACTGGATTAAAATGCGCAGTGGAAAAAGCAGAAGAATCATGCCTTAGTAGCTTCCGTCGCGTTGTTGTCGGATCTGTGCAAACGCTTATGCGTGAAAAACGTCTCTCTCAATTTTCTACAGATTATTTTGACGATATCATTATTGATGAAGCGCATCACTCTATATCGGAGAGTTATCAGAAAGTTTTAAGACACTTTGAATTTGCAAAAGTGCTCGGCGTAACAGCCACACCGGACCGTGGCGATATGAAAAATCTTGGACAGGTATTTGATAGCCTGGCTTATGAGTACACATTGCCCAAAGCTATTAAAGAGGGATATCTTAGTCCGATCAAGGCTCTTACGATACCGCTCAAATTAGACCTCACAGGCGTGTCAGTCCAGGCAGGAGATTTAAAAGCAAGCGACATTGGTACCGCATTAGATCCGTACTTGCATCAGATTACAGATGAGATGATAGAGCATTGTCGAGATCGAAAAACAGTTGTCTTTCTGCCGCTCATCAAAACAAGTCAAAAATTTCGCGATATCTTAAACGCAAAAGGCTTTCGGGCTGCGGAAGTAAACGGAGAGAGCAGCGACCGGGCTGAAATATTAAAGGATTTTAGTGCTGGAAAATATAACGTGTTATGTAATTCAATGCTGCTTACCGAAGGCTGGGATTGTCCGTCTGTAGATTGTATCGTTGTACTACGGCCAACAAAAATACGCAGTTTATACAGTCAGATGGTAGGGCGCGGAACGCGGCTATGCGAGGGCAAAGACCATCTACTACTACTTGATTTCCTTTGGCACACGGAGCGGCATGAATTATGTCATCCCGCACATCTTATTTGCGAAAGCGAAGAAGTAGCAAAGAAAATGACGGAAAACATTGAGGTTGCTGGCTGTCCGATAGATATTGAAGAAGCTGAAGAAAAAGCTACTAGCGAAGTAATTGCACAGCGCGAAGAAGCGCTAGCAAAACAACTGGCGGAAATGAGGTCCCGCAAGCGAAAACTTGTGGATCCTCTGCAATACGAAATGAGTATACAGGCAGAAGATCTTGCGAACTACACGCCCAATTTTGGATGGGAAATGGCTCCGCCATCAAAGCAACAGCTATCATCACTTGAAAAGCTTGGAATATTTCCTGATTCTATCGACAATGCCGGAAAAGCTTCTTTACTACTTGACCGACTCAATAAACGCAGAGCAGAAGGATATTCTACGCCAAAGCAAATCAGATTTTTAGAGGGGAAAGGTTTTGAACATGTTGGAGAGTGGGGATTTGACGCGGCAAAAAATCTAATAGACCGGATTGCGGCGAACGGGTGGAAAATACCACGAGATGTCGATCCGCATACATATAGTTCTATGAATAATATAAAACCGGAGGTAGGAGAAAATGACGACTGGGGAATATTTAGATATAATTGAAATATTAGGACATATTGATCCCGCAATACTTGATTATCAAGATTGGGTCAACGTCGGAATGGCTCTGAAATATGAAGGGTATAGTGTAAATGTATGGGATCAGTGGAGTCAACGCGATTCAAGACGATACCATTCTAAAGAATGTGAAAAAAAATGGAACAGCTTTAACGGTACTGGAAATCCAGTAACTGCCGGGACTATCGTGCAGCTCGCAAAGGATCAAGGATGGCGTCCGGAATGGGATAATCATGAATTGGATTGGGATGCTGAAATTGGCGGCGTGGATGATCTTGTTGTCGTCAATAGAGATTGGATTGAAGGCAAAGAAATACAGACTCCTGCCAGATGGGAACCAGAAAAACAATTAATTCTGTATTTGGAAACGTTATTTGAGGCAAGCGAAAGTGTTGGCTATGTCGTGCAAAGCTGGGAGAAGGAAGGGAAGTATCTCCCGGCAAACAAAGGATGCTATGATCGGACTGCTGGGCAACTCATAGAGCAGCTAAGCAAATGCAAAGGAGATATTGGCAGTGTCTTAGGTGATTATAATCCTGTAGCAGGAGCCTGGATCAGATTTAATCCGCTGGATGGACGAGGTATAAAAAACGAAAATGTAACCGAATACCGCTATGCTCTTGTAGAAAGTGACAGTACTGATATTGAACGTCAAAACGCCATCATAAGAGAATTAGAGCTGCCGGTTGCCTGTCTTGTGTTTTCAGGTAACAAGAGTATTCACGCGATAGTTCGGATTGATGCAGTCGATTACGACGAGTATCGAAAGCGTGTTGACTACCTCTATAATGTATGTCATAAAAACGGACTAGAAATCGACAAACAAAACCGCAATCCATCACGCCTGAGCCGCATGCCAGGAGTGATGCGCG